CTGCTCCATTTGTTAATTATAATTTGGATCCAAGTGATCCAAAAACTTGGCCAGATCCCTGGGCATTATTAGCCGAAAACTACTGGTGTGACGTTGCAAAAGCCTTAGGAATAGTATATACTATATACTTCACTGGTCATAGTTCAACTCCTATGGAAATAAGAGTATATTATGATTATAAAGATAAAACAAAGCACACAATGGTTTGGTTAGATGATGGGAAATATATTCTTAATTATTGGCCCTACGAAATAGTAAATACAAAACAAGTAGAAGAAAAACAGTTGCAACTGCTGTATCAATATTCAAGCACGGATTTACAGCTAGAAAAATATTAAACAAAGAGGCACTCAAGTGAGCAATATTCAAGTTAAAAAACGCAGTGGTGCGGTCGTACCACTAGATTTAACAAAATGGCAGGCCCAAGTAGCTAAAGTATGCCAAAACGTAGCCGACGTCAGCCAATCCATGATAGAGATCAAAGCTCAACCACACTTCTACGATGGCATCAGCACACGTGAAATTGACGAAATTACCTTACGTGCTATCGTTGATCTAATTGATGTAGAGCATAATCCAGATGTTGGACACACTAACTATCAATATGTCGCAGGCAAACAGCGATTGAGTATGTTACGTAAAGATATCTACGGCGACTATCAAGTTCCACATTTATACGAAATCGTAAAAACAAATGTAGCTACGGGCTTGTACACTGAAGAACTTCTTGAATGGTACTCAGAAGATGAGTGGAATAAGATGAACGATCTTATCGATCATAGTAAAGATGAAGACTATAGTTATGCGGCCATTGAACAGCTAATTGAAAAATATCTAGTTAAGAATCGCAGCACAAAACAAATTTATGAAACACCACAGGTTCGCTATATGATTGCAGCTGCAACAGTATTCCATAATGAGAATCCACTACAAAGATTACGTTATATTAAAGATTACTATACCTGCGCCAGTGACGGATTGTTCACGCTCGCTACTCCAGTACTCGCTGGCTTGGGTACCCCTACAAAACAATTTAGTTCATGCGTGTTGATCAAATCAGACGATGACCTAGACAGTATTTTTGCTAGCGGAGAGATGATGGCCAAGTACGCAAGTAAGCGTGCTGGTATTGGTCTAGAGATAGGTCGTTTGCGCCCTTTGGGGAGTCCTATACGAGGCGGGGAAATCATGCACACAGGCATGATCCCCTTCCTTAAGAAATGGTTTGGTGATTTAAGATCATGTAGCCAAGGTGGTATACGTAATGCAAGTGCGACAGTTTTTTATCCAATTTGGCATCACCAGTTTGATGATTTGATCGTATTAAAGAACAATCAAGGTACAGAAGAAACACGTGTACGCCATATGGACTATGGTGTTGTGCTTAATGCTATGTTCTGGAGACGTTTCAAGAACAAAGAAAATATCACTTTCTTTGATCCTAATGAAGTACCAGACTTGTATGAGGCTTTTTATAAAAATACAAAGTTATTTGAAGAGTTGTATGAGAAGTATGAAAAGCAAAAAGGTCTACGTAAAAAAGTTTTGTCGGCCGAAGAAGTATTCAAAGGTGGTATCTTAAAAGAAAGAACCGACACTGGTAGAATTTATCTTGTGTTCATTGACAACGTAATGAAGCAAGGACCATTTGATCCAGAATATCATACCATCTATCAAAGTAATCTGTGTTGCGAGATTTTACTACCCACTAAGCCATTCAAACGCTTAGATGACGCCTCTGGTCGCATTGCCCTGTGTACATTAGGTAGTATAAATTGGGGTGCTTTCCGCAATCCAGAAGACATGAAACGTGCTTGTCGCATCCTACAACGTAGCCTATGTAACATCTTAGACTATCAAGACTTCTTAAGCATACAAAGCAAGTTAAGCAACGATGAGATCCAACCATTAGGTATTGGAGTTACTAATTTGGCCTATTGGCATGCTAAACGTGGATATGAATATGGCACTACTGAAGCACTACAAGATGTTAAGACGTGGATGGAACATCAGGCATTCTTCCTAACAGAAGCAACGGTTGAACTAGCTAAAGAACGTGGTGCATGTACACATAGTCAACACACACGTTATGGTAAGGGAAAGTTTCCTTGGGAGAATCGTGCTAAGGGAGTAAACAAACTTGCAGACTTTACCCCAACACGTGAACTAGATTGGGAACAACTACGTAGCGACATGAGAGCATATGGGGTACGTAATGCTACATTGATGGCTATTGCTCCTGTAGAAAGCTCAAGTGTTGTAATCAATTCAACCAATGGTATTGAAATGCCAATGAGTTTGATCAGTGTTAAGGAAAGTAAGGCAGGTAGCTTTATACAGGTGGTACCGGAATATAATAAATTAAAAAATAAATATCAATTGATGTGGGAACAAAAAGATTGTGATGCATACTTAAAAACTGCAGCAGTGCTAGCAGCTTATGTAGATCAAAGTATTAGCACAAACACTTTTTATAATCCAGCACATTGGGCCGATCGTAAAGTCCCAAGCACATTGATTGCTAAAAACTTAATGCAGGCACATGCTTGGGGGATCAAGACATTCTACTATAGCCTGATCAACAAACAAGGTGCAAAAGCAGATGCAGAAATTGCACCAACATTAGCCGCACAACCAGATGAAATAGATGAAGATTGCGAGGCATGTAAATTATAATAGATATGAAACGTAATCCTATTTCTAGCCCCTGTATAGCTGTATGTGAGTTTGTTGATGAAGTCTGTACTGGTTGTTATCGCACACAAGATGAAGCCTACGAATGGTATGAGCTTACCGATGATCAAAGAGATGTAGCTTGGGATAGATTTGTTACACAATGTAAAGAAAATGAAAAACAGGAAAAACACCAATGAGTAAAGAACAATATAATTTATCAACAAAAACAAACTATCTACAACGTAAGATGTTCCTGGACCCAGCAGGGCCTGTGACCATCCAACGCTTTGAAGAAGTAAAATATAATAAGATTGCTAACTTTGAAAACACAGCCAGGGGCTTCTTTTGGCAACCAGAAGAAGTTAGCCTAACTAAAGATTCACAAGATTTCAAAAATGCCAGCGATGCTGTTAAACATATCTTTACTAGCAATTTACTGCGTCAGACTGCTTTAGATAGCCTACAAGGCCGCGCACCCAATCAAGTGTTTGGACCAGTAGTAAGTCTGCCAGAACTAGAAGCACTCATTAGTAATTGGAGTTTCTTTGAAACTAATATCCATAGCAAGAGTTATAGTCACATCATACGTAATATCTATAACGTGCCTAAAGATGTATTCAACACTATTCACGACACTGAAGAAATCGTGGGTATGGCCAGTAACATTGGCAACTACTATGATAAGTTACACGTGATCAACTGCCGTAAAGAAATGGGTAATAAGATAGATGAACGTGATCATATCAAAGCAATCTGGTTAGCTCTACATGCTAGTTATGGTCTGGAAGCATTCCGCTTTATGGTATCATTCGCTACAAGTTTAGCCATGGTTGAGAACAAGATCTTTATTGGTAACGGTAATATTATTAGTCTAATTTTGCAAGACGAATTGCTACACAAAGAATGGACTGCTTTCTTGATTAATCAAGTAGTTAAAGAAGATCCACGCTTTGTAGACATCAAAGCAGAATGTGAAGCTGAAGTTTATCAAATGTATCTTGACGTTATCAATGAAGAAAAAGCCTGGGCAGACTATTTGTTTAAGCTAGGCCCAGTGATTGGTCTTAACGCCGCTATCTTAAAAGAGTTTGTAGACTACACAGCAGTAGGAGCACTAAAGGAAATTGGTATCAAGTACAGTAACCCTGCACCTAAGACCACACCTATACCTTGGTTTAACAAACACAGTGATACCAGCAAGAAACAAACAGCCTTACAAGAAAACGAATCAACTAACTATGTCATTGGAGTCATGGGTGACAGCGTTGAGTATGATGACTTACCAGAGCTATAAGATGTTAACAGTATATAGTAAAAATTATTGTCCTTTTTGCGATAAGGCCAAGCATTTATTAAAACTAAAAAATATCGCATACACAGAAATTAAAATTGATGAAGATCAAGAAGCACGTGAGTGGCTGATAGCTCAAGGACATCGTACAGCACCACAGATCTATCTAGGTGATGAACTATTTGTAGAAGGTGGTTATCAAGGATTAGTAAAATTAAGTGATGAGGAATTATTCAATAAACTAGGGGATTCAAATGTTAGTAACTAACAAGTATGACCAAGATGACATCGTGACTTTTAAGATCGTCAACGGTGATGAAATTGTAGCTAAAATCGTAGAAGAGTCAGATGACGCATTTACTGTAATTAAACCATGTACAGTTATGCCTAGCCAACAAGGACTTGGCCTGCTACAAAGTCTATTTACAAGTGACTTAAATAAGAGTATACGGTTAGAAAAACGACATGTGATGATGCACGCACCTACTGTTAAAGATGTGCAGAATCATTATATTAAAACCACTACAGGTATTGAACCAGTTGGTGCAGGTGGTATCATAACTTAAGGTAAACAGCAGTATGGCAGATGATATTATAGCTAGTGCGAGGTCGATGACCACAGTTGCCGATGGGCAATATGTGGCTATTGGCACACCTAAGGCGGCTATAACTCCTGCCACACTAACAGCCATGGTTGGTATGGCAC